CTTCGTGAACGTAGAGAAAGCCATTCTTTTGAGAGATATAGGTTGCAGCGGTTTCGTCACTACCACGACCTGATGGGTCTACGGAGCAGATGGTCTCGGTGTAGTCACTCCAGTCACCCTGAAGTTGCATAGGTGAATAGAAGTAATCACCAGGCAGTCCTACGGTGGGGAGATCTTTGAGGACGTTGCGTGGATCAGAACACCACACCACAGCATCGGGTGCTTGTTTGGGGTTAACAGAGGTAACAATGAGATCGCTGAACTTGAGTGGGAACTTCTCAGCGTCACTAAGGGTGGTATCCAGCATGAACTGCAACATGAAGTTGCTGCGACCCATGGCTGCTTCCCGCTCCAGCAGGTCATCCGATTGGAAACGGTCAGGGTCAGTTGGAGACCACTCCTCAGCACCCATCTCGATATCTTCGACAATCTGCGGGGCTAGTAGGTTCTCGTATTGACTGAGCTTGTCCTTACGTGGATACCGAGCTGGCCAAACAAAGGGTCGGTAGTTACGTTCCGCTAGTTTGCGGTAAATGGTGAAGGTAGTCTGAGGAGTGCCTAGGTACATGATCCTACTATCCTTTTTAGGAGTAAGGATAGATTCAGCTTCAGTACACAACTGGAGGAGCTTCTCTCGCATCATCTCAGTCATCGAGTTACCAGGAACTTCGATGTCATCAAGAATCATCAGGTCTGCACGGCTACCTGTTAGCTGACCTGTAATTCCTACGGATTTGACGGATGGTGCTTGGTGAGGAGAGCAGTTAACATCGAAGGAGATGCGAGACCACCGGGCATCATCCGACTTCGGTCTTAGATGACTTAGCCACGGGGTTTCAATGATCAGTTTCTGAAGGAAGATGGACATGTTATCTGCACGCTCCTTTGAAGCGGAGATGATCATGATCTTCTTTTCTGGGTTATTAAAGAGTGTCCACAACACAAAGGCACCAGTAATCCAGCTTTTACCGACACCACGAAAGGCTTGAATCTGTAGTCGTTTTGGTCCCAACTGCAGATAATCTGCGATGGCGTATTGTGCTCGTGTTGGAGAAGGAAGATCAAGCTGCTGCCACAGTGCTTGCAGAAACAGCTTGAAATCGCCCCGTAAAGCCTCAAGTATATCGTTCACGGTAGATTGTACCTAAATAGAAAAAGAGAGGCCTTCCAGGGGCTTCTAGGTCGCTCTAGCGAGCACTGGGGGCCTCTCAGAGAGTGTTATGAATCAGTCGTAGTACTTACGACGAAGACGGTCGTAATCTTTGACCTTCTTCATGTCAGGTTTTTTGTCGGCATACTTGCTGCCGTCAACCTTGGTGTTGGGTTCATAGCCGGAGTCTTGACCGAACTTGTTGTCTACGCTCTTGAAGCGAGACTTCTGTTGGTCAGGGGCTTGACCAGGCTTATACCCGAAGGTCTTTTCAAAAACGTTGCCACGGAACTTGGGATCCTGGTTCTTCATACCTGCGTTGGAGGTAGGACCAGAAGAACGCGGCATGGGACGAGACGTTCCACCACCACCACTCCGAGATTGAGTGGAACCACCCCCGGATTGGGTAGGAGCGGGTTTAGCGGGCTTCGGAGCAGCAGGCTTATTACCGTAGCTGCGAATGGCATCATTCTGACCTTGACGCAGAGCATTCACATCAGAATTGCTAACCCGAGAACGCCAATCCTTTCCAGCAGTAGGTTGAGTTGTGGTACGAGAACGAGTACGTGTGCCTGCAGCAGCACCAGCACGAGTGCCAGCAGGGCTAGTAGGTACTGAAAGGTTGGCAGTGCGGTTGTTAGTACCAGTACGACGCCCAGCGGTGGTGGAGGACGGCTTGGTGCTGGGTGTGGGCTTATTCATACCCATACGCTCCTTGTAAGCGTCCCATTGACGGTTGCGCTCAGCTACATCAGCAATGTTCTTGATGGCAGCGGGAATAGCTAGTGCTGTACCAAAAGCGCCAAGCATGCGGCCACCAAGACCAGCAGCCGTGGATGCAGCTTTACCGGCAGCACCTGCAGCCCGAGTCATTGCACCACCTGGAGTCCCCTTAGCAAGTGGGCCACCTTGACGCCCTTGAGGAAGTGCAGGGCGGGCATCAGAACGTCCAACACGGTTAGGTCCAGTCGAACCTTGAGCTGCAGCCTTAGCCTTTGCCTCAGCGCGGGATTGGCGAGTACCAGTGGAGACAAGAGCACCACCTTTTTGCCCTGGGGGTAAGGCAGGTTTGCCTTGAGGCTTTGGAATAGATCGTGGAGCTGGACGAGTAGGCTTCGTTTTTGATGCAGTCTGGAGACGCTGAAGGTCGGATGCAGAACTCCGTGCCGGCAGAGCAGGCTTAGAAGTGCCACTTACCTTTGCAGATCCAGAGGACACACGTTGACTAGCGTTAGTGACACGAGCACTAGAGTTTTTCGCACGAGTATCACTGCTGGTGGGTTTAGCGGTAGAGACTTTTGCCCGATTATTACGGCCTTTGTCAGTAGTTACCGGCTTAGTTGCCTTACGCTTGCTACGATTAGAAGAAGAGGTAGGAGTTGCCATAATTAATTAATCCAAGAGAGAATAAGCTGTTCTTTGTTGGGGTTTTCACCGAAGGTGGCTCTCATCCATTGGAGCCAGTTTTGACTTCCCTTTGCCTGATTACACGATCTACAACTGGGCACAAGATTGGATGTAAGGTCAGAGCCTCCAAATGCTTTAGGTCGAACATGATCAAGAGTGAGTTCATTAGCGTCATAAGTTTCTCCGCAGTAAACACATTGACAATTGAAGTGCTCTTTAATGGCTTTACGCCAGAGCCGCTTTGCTTCAGGACTTGTCATGGTTATTAGGTTTTGGAGATAGTGATCAGGCGAGGGAAGAAGGGGAGTCATTACCGTTTAGCGTTCGTCTTACGTGCTCCCTTTGCACGGTTAGCTTTACGTGGAACGATCTTCAGGTTCTCACGTGAGTTATTCATTGGGTTGCTATCTTTATGGTCGACTTCATAACCACTAGGAATGTCACCCATTGATCGACGTGCTCGTGCGCGTGCAGCATCCTCTTTGCGATGCTCACGACGGTATGACTTTAGATATTCAGCACGGGCTTTATACTCTTTTTTCCAGTCGCGTGCCATTCATTCGACTCCGAACTAATTCAGGATCAACCTTGGGTAGGATGTTGACAAGTTGATCAAGAGGGGAACCTTCCATTGCAACTCCAGTAATGTCATTCTTTGCAAGCCAGTCACAGGCTGCTTTAAGGTCTGCAGTAGATGCCTCACCAGATTTAATGCGACTGATGAGTTCTGCAGTGACAAGGTTATGGAGTTCGTTGAAAGTATCTTCAGTGGCCTTTACTTTCTTAGCCATTTCTCAAAACAATTTGGTCCAGCTTATTCTCGATGCGGATCATGTGATCCTCCATCTTCTGAAGTGCTGAGGATAGTTCTTCACGTTGCACGTATTTCTCAGCAATACGCAATTCGACCTGATCAATGCGCTTGTCTACATCAGAAATTCGGTTATGCATACGTGAATGCAGTGCTACGACTGCGGTGAAGACGGCAATAGTGCCAGATACGGCTGCTTCAATCATGTTCCCGCAAGATACGTATTAATTTGTCCGCATAAGCGGGATCAGTGGCATATTTTTCAACGACAAGAAGTCGGGCACACTCCTCAGCAGAGGATGCACGGTTGACACCTTTGTAATTCTTGTAGTCTCTGTACCACTTATTGACGAGATCTTGGACGCATTCAAAGAGTGATGGGTAGTCTTTGAACCAAGCGTCTGTTTTGATCTCCATACCACCGACAAACTCAGTGGTACGTTTTAGTGTGCCTTGACCTTCGGTTCCTTTGATGCCGAAGTAATTGTTTTTACCAGAGGTGTGTTTGCCGTAGCCGCTCTCCAAGGCCCACTGAGCAGCCACTACGGAGGGATGCTTGGAGCCTGCAGCAGTTGCAGCAGCTTTAACACCAGCCCAGGTGTTGTCGTAGGTGGTGAGGGGACGTGTCTGTTGGACAGGACGGAAGGTCATGAACCAACCAGTACCTGGACCTTCAACTTCCCAACGCTTTAACCAGTTACGCCAGGTGTATTTGATACTCTTACCACCAGAGCCGACTTTGACGTAGCCACCGTTGACGTTATCCATCTCACCGTATGGATCGTGGAAGATACCGTGCTCTCCGTCATCACCAATCAGGAGCATCCAGTGGCCACCACCAACGGGATTGGAGACATGACCTTTGTGCAGGATGCCAACAGCAACGGGATAGCCTGCTTTTAGTTCATTGAGGAGTGTCTGTCTTGTACCTTTTTGGTAGAAGGAAGCAAAAACACCGTACTGCTGACAGGCTTTGATCTGACTGGTGGATTGGGTTGTATCACCGTATTTGAGAACAGTTCTCAAGTAATCATCATCTGCATTACTACCCTTCAGAGCATCAGGACGGAGATACTTGATGGCCATAGCGCACGTTGAGCTAAAGCACATCCGATCTCCGTGACCTGTTGCACTGTCGGTTTGGGGGTAGTACTGCTTAACGTCTAGCAGTACCATGATTTTTACTTGAACGTATCTTTAACACGTTGGATCTTGTCATCCTCAGTGCGGTGGGGCTTGATTGCCTCTACACCACGCAGCAGGATTTGGACAATGCTGTTCTCTTTGAGCTTGGAAGCACCGATGATCTCGGAGCCAATAAACAGCGCAAAAAAAGCAAGTGCCTCATAGGACACTTTAATGCCAAGAATAGTGATCATGACTATAGTTAAGTAGTAGGTTCAGGAGGCCACTGCACATTCCACGGGAAGCCAGCTTGCTGTGGCACCATTCGCAGCGTCTCGCGGTAAAGCTGCCAGGCCCCCTTGCCGTCGAGATCAAGCGGACTGTCAGCTAACTGTGTCCAGTCACATGCCGCGAGACGACGGTTGCGTTCAGCACGCACCTCACCCGCCAGGATCGGTTCCAGCAGTTGCTCTGCTGTTGCTTCAGGATTTGCCTTGCGGGCTTCGTAGGTCTGAAGACTTTTGCGGCACTCCATCCATTGCTGGTAGAGCGCATCGTTCTGCTCTTGTTCAGTCATGGTTAGGTTGGGGTAACGATGTTGCTGAGTTCAGTGTCAGTGGCAACACTGTTCGTTGCCTGAATCTCAGCGCGGATGGTGGTGCCAGCAGGTAGCTCGGTGTCGGGTGCGTTACCTGTTGGGAACGTGGCGGGGAACCTCAACGTGACAGAGGTGCCGGGACCGTAGTTCACAAAGCCAGGGTCAGCACTTTGCATGTCGCTGATGTTGCCGCTGGTATCCATATTGAGGTAAAGCCGCTGGGAAGTAGCGGAGCCAACGGGCGCGACCGAGATCGCTGTTCGACCTGTCAGCCAGGTTTGTGGTGAACCGATTGTCATCTGGTTGGCGCCAGAGTTAATTGAGATGACGCGACCGTATTGGTTTGTTGTTCCACTCATGCGGACTAGATTCTGAACATTGATACCGCCGACAGTCCCCAAGTTAGTGTTAGAGCTAAAAGTGAGGACTTGAGTGTCGTAGGAAGCAAGATTCGCTTTCGGGTAGTAAGGAGACGCGGAGTGTCTAGTAGCGCAAAGTATTGACC